AGCAACACCAATTAATCCAACTATGGATAACGCATTTATGGATACCCATTTCTTCGCAGTCCCAGTACGACTTGTATGGGACGATTTCGAAGAATTTATGGGAGAAACAAAAACATATCAGGCGGCTGGTTCGTCAAGATTAGACGGAACACCCGACTTTACAGTCGCAGCGCCAGTACCTCCAACAATAACTGCACCTGGAGGTGGAGAAACAGAGGGATCCCTTTCAGATTATATAGGGATACCAACAAAAGTAGCAGGATTAGAATTCAGTGCATTATGGCACCGAGCATATACGCTCGTCTGGAACGATTGGTTCCGAGATGAAAACTTACAAGCACCAAAAACATTATTAACAACCTCTGGAGCAGACGCTACGACGTATGCACTACTTAACAGAGGTAAAAAACACGACTATTTCACATCTGCATTACCATGGCCACAAAAGGGAGCGGATGTAACATTGCCATTAGGCACAAGCGCACCCGTAAGCACAATAGCCGCTACAAATGACCAAATAGGTATTTGGTCTACTGCTGAAAACGATCATAGATTTGTTGGCTCAAATTTAACAGATGCTTATGTATCAGCCTCAGGAGCAGGAACAGCACAAGACAATGCACTTTTTGCGGATTTAAGTGACGCAACATCAGCAACCATCAATCAACTTCGATTAGCATTCGCAACACAAAAATTTCTTGAAATACAAGCCCGAGGCGGTTCAAGATATATTGAAGTAATAAAAAACCATTTTAATGTAACTAGCCCAGATGCTAGATTACAACGACCAGAATACCTGGGGGGCGGTAGCTCACCGGTAAATATTAGTCCGGTCGCACAAACATCGTCAACTGACGCAACAACACCACAGGGTAACCTGTCGGCCATTGGAACAACAGTATTAAGTGGCCACTCTTTTACAAAGAGTTTCACTGAACATACAATAGTTATAGGTATGGTATCTGTAAGAACAGATCTAACATACCAACAAGGACTGAACAGAATGTTTAGTAGAGAAACAATATACGATTACTACTGGCCAACGCTTTCAACGATTGGCGAACAAGCAGTCAAAAATAAAGAAATATACGCACAAGGTAGTGCGGCCGACGAAACAACGTTCGGCTATCAAGAGCGTTATGCGGAATATAGATACAAGCCAAGTGGAGTCACTGGCAAATTCCGTTCAAACGCAACAGGGACCCTAGAATCATGGCATTATGCACAGGAATACGCTAGCCTGCCATTACTTGGTGATTCATGGATACAGGTAACAGACACTAACGTACAACGTACATTAGCGGTAGCAAGCGAACCTCAATTTATATTTGATTCGCTATTTAAACTAAGATGTACACGACCAATGCCTGTTAACAGCATTCCGGGTGGAACCCACTTTTAATGGGTTGGTTCTCATCAGCAATCGGCGGTCTACTTGGTTATAAAGGACAAAGAGATACCAACGTAGCTTCAGCCGAACAGGCACAAAAACAAATGGCATTCCAAGAGAGAATGTCAAATACAGCGGTTCAACGCCGAATGGCAGATTTAAAAGCCGCTGGAATAAACCCGATATTAGCCGGTAGTAAAGAAGCAAGCTCACCGGCCGGGCAACAAGCCCCAGTCGGAAACAAAATGGCAGCTGCATTAGCAAATGCAACTAGTGCTGCCAATATAAATAATATTAAAGCCCAAACTGCATTAACAATTAAAAAAGCAGAAGCATTAGGACCATTAAGTACTATTGCCGGCGAAGCCGAAAAATATATTGAGAAAATAATCAAGGAATTAACCCTTGATCCTGACATGGAAAATGCTATACAGGCTTCATTTGATGAAGTTAGTTCAGTCACTAAATCAGGATCTGCACGTGCATTAGCTACACGTGGCAGAAGAACAAACCGCTCTTATTATTATGATAAGGATAAATTATTTACAGCCCCTTGGCACGCAAAGTATCAAGAGGGCTATAAACGTAAACGTGGTAAAACAAATGTAATTAGGAGATAACTATGACGACTAAAAGAAAAGCTACTGGCGTACCCAAGAATACATTTCGTTCAGCCTATAATTTAGGCAACGAAGATTATAGTGAGACATTTAATGATGGCCTTACTGAACAACATCACACAGACCAGTGTGATATTAACAAAATATTAGCACAATTCATGGAAACAGGAATTATGCCACAAACAAAAGCAAACCCACAATACGGAGACGTATCAGAAGTGGATTTTCAAGAAATGCAAAATACTTTAGCAACAGCAAAAACATTGTTTGAAGAATTACCGGAACAAGTGAAGGATCGCTTCAACAATGAAATGCACACATTCCTAAATTTTGCAGAAAATCCAGATAACCTCCAGGAGATGGAGGAAATGGGTTTAGCTGTTAAAAACGAGCGTTTAGCTCAGGCTTTACAAGCAGAAGCTGGGGAGGAAACAACGTCCCTCCCAGCAGGCAAGTCGGATGAATCCGACGCGGCAGAACAGTTGTCTACTTGATACAACTGTAACGAGTGGTCCCAAAATGGGAACGCTCGTAATAATAACCTCACGAACTAAGGAGAGTGATAACAATGAGAAGACCTAGAAAAATGAACTATAAAAAATCAAAGAGAATGTTTTCACGCACAGCAGCGAGAACACACAGAAAAAACTCTTTAAGAAGCAGCCGACCTATGAGAGGCGGAATTAGACTATAACTAATGGAGAACAACTATGCCATGTTTTCACCCACTACAAGCCTGGAAAACAGAAGACGGGATAAAATTTTATAACCCGTATAAAGACAACCGTAACCATAAAGGTATAAAAATACCTTGCAGACAATGCACAGGATGTCGTAGCGAATACTCACGCCAATGGGCGATGAGAAACGTACACGAAGCACAATTACACGACAGAAACGTATTTATAACATTAACATACGATGACGAACATTTACCAAAAAACGGAACATTAGTAAAAGACCATTTTAGACTATTTATGAAAAGTCTAAGAAAACCACATAAAAAGTTAGGCTGGATACCACCAAAAAAAATAAGATTTTACATGTGTGGAGAATATGGCGAAAAATTCGGCAGACCACACTACCACGCTATACTTTTTAATACATACTTTCCCGATGCAACACCAATTCAGGGAAAACCAAATCTTTTTGACTCAAATATCTTAAGACAAATATGGGGCAAAGGCCACGTATCAATAGGAGCAGTAACTTTTGAAAGCGCAGCGTACGTATCTGCATACGTACAAAAGAAAATAAATGGAAAACAAAAAGATGAACACTATGCCATATTTAACAAAGAAACTGGTGAATATTTCGGACAATTACAACAAGAATACGCAAATATGAGCCGGAAACCTGGCATAGCAGGCGACTGGCTCGCCAAATATAAAGACAGAGTATATCAAACAGATGATATAACAATAAATGGCCGAAAAATGAGGCCACCAAAATATTATGACCGACTCTATGAAATAGACCACAAAGATAAGATGGAGGAAATAAAAAAAAATCGTAAAAAAGAAATGGACAAACTTGCTCATCTTTTTACGCCTGAAGCTCTGAAACAAGCAGAGAAAACCCACAAAGCTCGAATGAGCTTATACAAGAGGAATAAACTATGATACTATGTAAATATACAATTTATGATTCAGCACTTGAAGCATATCACCAGGATTACAGCCTGGAAAACGATGCAATAGCATTAAGACAGTTTGCCGACATGGCAAACGAAGATACACAAATTGCCAAAAATCCAGAGGATTATTCGCTATGGCGAATTGGCACATTTGAAACAACAACCGGAGAATTAACACCGGAAGAACCCACATGTCTTGCAAAAGCACATGAACATGTGTTACAATTCAAAAAAAACAAAAAATAAGGAAATAAAATGCCCATGAAAAACCCTCACAAATACAACACAAGAATCGGTTCATCGCAACAACACCAGTTTAGCGAAGTACCACATGCCGATATACAACGTTCAACATTTGATAGGAGTCATGGGCTAAAAACTACATTTAATGCCGGTCAATTAGTACCAATATATGTAGACGAAGCATTACCCGGAGATACATTTTCATGTAATCTCACTGCCTTTAGCAGATTAGCAACACCAATTAATCCAACTATGGATAACGCATTTATGGATACCCATTTCTTCGCAGTCCCAGTACGACTTGTATGGGACGATTTCGAAGAATTTATGGGAGAAACAAAAACATATCAGGCGGCGGGTTCGTCAAGATTAGACGGAACACCCGACTTTACAGTC